GGCACTACGTGGGTAACTGCTGCGTTTATGAGTGCTGCCGGTGGTACTAACACTCAGTTGCTAACGTTGGCTGGTATGTTCACTGCCCATGTGGCTGCTAGGTTCCTTCGATTCCGGTTGACTAGTGCAACCACTGGCGGCACCACTACGTTGTCTGTAATGGGCTATGAATGGCCTGTAGGTCCTGTAAACGGTGTTACTGTTACTGGCTCTGTCACAATTGGCACTAACGCTGCTTTGGTGGCTGGTACTGCTGCTGTTGGTGATGTTGGTTTACAGGTAAGAGCTAACGCTACTGGTGCAATGACTGTCGCTAAGATTCTAGCAGCAGCAACGACTAACGCCACTAGCGTAAAAGCATCTGCTGGCCGGGTTCTAGGATGGTATCTAACAAACACTACAGCAGCAGCTAAGTATGTGCGGCTATATAACCTTGCTGCTGTGCCTACTGTTGGAACAAGCACTCCAGTGTATAACATTGTTCTTCCAGCTAACGCAACAGTTAATGCTACATTCCCTATGGGTATTGGGCACAGTACTGGAATTGCTTATGCTATTACTAACGCTATTGCTGACCTGGACGCCACAGCAGTAGCCGCTAACGATGTTCTTGGTGCCATTTACTACGCTTAAAGGAAAATATGACAAGTAAAATTGCTGATCTCTCTGTTTCTATTCGTGACCAAGATGGTTATATCTATACGGCTCAGAACGCTGTAGGCACCACTGAAGACGATGGTGTTACTGTTGTAATTCCGTTGGGATACATGCCCAATCTAGTGGATGCACAGATGTCAGACTTGGTATTTAGTGTTATTCCCCCTCCTGTTTCTAAGGCACCTACAGCAGTCGTCTCTCGTACAGATGATTACGAAAGTGGAACAAGTACGCTTGTATTTAGTTACGACTAAATAAAGGAGAAAGAGTATGTTATTACTACTCCATAATAATCTACAATCCTCGGGAGGAACAACATACTCTCAATCCGTAGGAGGAAGTCTTACAGTTTCAGGTTCCTTGGTAATCGCAGTAATTCTACAAAGAACTATTACGGGAAGTTTGGCACTCTCTGGAGCTGTTACAAGAGCTGCTACGTACTTAAGAAGCTACGCCTCTTCAATGACACTTTCTTCTTCACTCTCCACTTTCTTTATTGCAGGTGGGGGTGGTGGTGGAGGTTCATTGATCAGAGGAGGTATTAGATTCATGCGTAAGTTCCTCGGAAGACGATAGAAATTTAAACCAAAAAAAAAGCCCCTAAAGGAGCAACCTGACTATTCAGGAAGTTCCCTTAGGGGCTTTTCTATTTTATACTCCATCAAAAATTAGATGGATACGATCTTTAGTGGAATTGTTTACAACAGAGTGAGGTTCACGATGATTGAACATCCATAACTCCCCTGCCTTCATATGTACTGTCTCATCACCACAAGTAAATTCATTTCCTTCTTCAGAGAAGATTGGGATGTGGAACCTATCGTAGAACTGAGCATATAGCCCTTCATCTGTATGCTCATCAATCAATCCGCCTGCTTTTAGATTGACGATTAGAACATACCCTAGCTTAGTGATTTCTAGAACCTCTAAGCAAGGACGGAGGACGGTACTAACTAGCTTGATTAGCTTTGCTGGATTATCGTAGTCGTAGGCTTCAAGCTGTTCTTGATAGCCCTCTCGTGTAAACTCTAAAGGACCCCTCAGGAAGATTGTTTCAGTATCTTTATGGGGAGTGCCTTCGAATGATTGTCTCTTTTCGTTTACCTTCCACAGTTGCTTGTTAGCTTTTAGATAATTAAAAAGAGGAGCTGTTTCCAGCCCCTCCAGATATTTATCGAATTGGACAAGCTCCTGTAGAGCAGTCGTCGATGAGTTCTGCATCTAAGTCGTTAGCCTTATCAAGTTCAATTGGCTGTAGCCGTGAAGAATACTCTTCGTATTTTTCTTTGGTCACAACTTCTTGTGGG